AAACAAAGAAGTTCATACGACCTGCACTTGGTCTGCCGTTAATACGGCCTTCTCTCATTAACTTACCTTGTGAAGTTCTATCTGCAATTAGTGAAACTGCATTACGGTACCAAGAGGTGGCTCTTTGTTGTCCACCTTGTAAGTCTTTTAAAGGGTCAAATATTGTTTTTGCCATACTACTATTTATACAGCTTTCCAATAAAAAACCCACCGATATTGCTACCGGTGGGTCAAAGGTCTAAAGCGGAGAGATTACTCTTCCTCTGCCAATTTACTGAAATAATCTAATGTATCATCATCTGAATCATCAATCTTCACATCACTTGACTTTGGTTGAGCTACTTCAGCACTTTTCACAGGCGCAGCTGATTGAGCAGGCGGGAGGTCTGCTGATTCAACTGTTTCTGCGCTTGTAGTGCCAGATATTACCCTATGAAGTTTACTTTTAAGTTCATCATAAGACTTGAAGTTATCTGGTGCCACAAAGGGTTTTAAAGGATATTGTTTCTCCCAAATAGCCTTGATGTCGCCATCTGCTTCTTTGATTTGAGAAACACCTTCAAACTCGGATTTATCGTAGTTCCAATAACCATCAACTTTTCTCAATTTAAGTTTAAAGTTTGCACCTTTCCAGAAATCAAATGGGTTGATAGGCTTTTCATCTTCAAATGCCGGTTGCATTGCTTCAGTAATCTTATCAAAAATCTTTTTACCAAATTTGAAAAGTTTTACTTGTCCTTCATTTTCAGGATGTTTTGGGTCACTTACGACAAGAATATTTGCATAGTAAGATAATTTTCTTTTTCTCTTTCTAGCAATTTCTTTATCAGAATCAACACCTGTATTCCAAAGTCTAGTATTCTCCTCAGAAACCGGGTCTTTGTTACCTAGTGTTGTTAAGCTGTTTTCAATATACCAACCGCCTTTGTCTTGGAAGGCGTGTGACCATACTCTCTGCCACGGCATATCTTCACCGTTAGAGGCAGGTAAAAATCTAATAACAGCATAGCCGTTACCAGTTTTATCCATCTCAATCTTCCAGAGTCTATCGTCTTGGTATTTGTTTTTGTTTGATTGGTCGTCTGGATTTAAATTCTGCTCCAGAGCTTTAGTAAGTTTGTCAAAGTTACTTGACGAGGTCTTTAATGTTTCGAAATCCATATTAGTTCTCCTTATTTTCGTATTTCGTATTTGTGTTACCTGTATAATCGGTATCAATATTATTTATAAGAGTTCTCACTCTGATTTACCCACTTTTTTAGACTTTCTGCTTTCGCTTTCTTGTCATAACAAGCTTTTGGTAGTTGTTTCATAATAAGATACTCTCTCATCTTTTCACATTTCGATATTATATAATCTAATAATCGTATCATAATAAAATATGCGTCTTTCGTGGGATTAGTTGGAACGCACCCACAATCTTCCGGGAAGAGTCCATCTATGAGAAAGATAGTCCCTACTCAAAACTAAACATGGTGTCTTCAGCCACTCGGCCGTAACCCTCCATGCCCATGCCTTTAGCCCTCTTAAGCTATATTCAGCCAGAAAGAATATTACATTTGCAATTGTAAAATTGTTACGCATAATATCTATTATACACTTTTTCATCAATTTGTCAAGCCTAGGACGCTAGGCGTCACCAACTTATTTTGCAATTGTGAATAGTCTATATAGAATACATTTTTACCTACAAACCGTTGCCATAACTCAATCCTTTGAGATACCTTGTCTGGACCTCTATCTGCGTTAGGATTGACCTTATAGAATTTGGTTTTAGGAAATTCTTTAATTAGATTACACCATTGTTGTTCCCAATTTACGCCTGGTGTTGGCGAGTTCTCTTTGGCAACATAATGTTTTGTACCAGCAAATAGGTTATTGACCGTATTTGTATTACTATGTAAATCATGGCCTAGTAAATAGACCTCATCTGGTTTTTCATTTGTCAATGCAATCATACCACTTGTTGGACCGGCAGCCCAACCTCTATCTTTTTTAAATTCTGTATTATCTCTATAAAAGTCTGTCAAACTGGTTGCCTTATCACCATCATGTACCCAACTAACATTACAATCTGAAAAATCTAATTCTTTTTTCATTACATCATAAGTTTCTGGTTTATTTTCATATCTTCTTATGATACTAACTTTACCAGCCATATTCATACCGTGCATTACAAATTCTGTACGGTCACCTTTTTCATTTTCATTAAACTTATCAAAATGTTTTTTTACTTTTGCTCTTTCATCCAAGTTTAAACCTGCCCACTTCATCATCTCATAATGGCCTTCTGGTACTCTAGTCCAATCTCTGAAATAACAAGGTATCTCATCAGCCACACCTGCATTATAAATTTCGTGCATAATACCATGGTCAACTGCAATCAAAACATCTGGTCTAAAACCATCTCTGTAAATGGCATTACAAGCATATATCTTACCATGTGGTCTTAAAGATTCTAAATCAAAATCTTTTCTACTACCACCGTTACCTATTAAAAATACTTTACCAGCCATATTCGTCCTCAGGATTCATTACAATACCAACCTTGTTACATTTTCATCTTTGCCTGTCACACCTCTAATAAAATAATTTGCACCAATAACAATTCTATCTGTATCACTTTCGTTAGGTTCTGTACCATGTACTAAATCGCCAGGAAATAAAACCATATCATGTGTTTTAACATCAATATTCCATCTAGGCGAATTAAACAATGTCCATTCTTTTATATCATAATCTAAAAAGTGTATTTTTTCTAACATAGATTTATTTTCTAGGAAATATAATCTACCACTTTCTACTTGTTGATAATAAACAGCACTAATAAAAACACCTTTATGTTTGTGTTGTTTATGACTATGACCTTTTTTGTTTATAGAAATCCAGCTTGAGGTCATTTCTAATTTATTTCCGATACCTAAAACATTATCTCTATATTGTTCTACAGCAGCATTAAATTGTTGTTTTAAATTGGCATTTTCTGGTTCATCTAATACATAAATGTTTTTAGATGTTTGAGCTGCCGTATCATCATCATGGGCACCTCTGTATTCATATTTTGATATATCAATTTCATCAAACTTTTTACTTGTTGAGGCAACAGGATTACCCCATATTGGTAACAAATCAAAATTCAACTTATCCATAATAATAATTTACAATCCCTAATGTATAGATAGCTAATGATATAGAATTTAAAACTATCAATGCTCTATCATGCCATAACATACCAACTATCAACCAACCTACAAAACCTATATTTGCAATAAACAAGTTAATAGGAAATAACTCTACAGCGGTAAACATCATAGCAATAATTAATGTTATACTACTTGCCCATTTGATATACCATGACAAGTCACCTCTTGGTGTTACTTTTTTAAAAACTCTTGTACTATTTAACTTTGCTATTTTTTCGTCCAACTTCTCTCTTATAGGTTCTATGCTCATACAAAAACCTCTTTCATTATCATTTTACATTCTGTTTCATTATACTTCATAAATCCTTTTAACTTGGCCATCTTAAATGCGATTTTAGGCCATACAACTTTTTCAGAAATATCTTTAGACCAATTTTTACTATACGATAAAACTGAATCAAGAATGATGGCGGACTGGATGTTAATTTTCCTTTGAAGAAGTAATCGTAGCATTGTAGGATGTTGTCCATTATTAATGAGTAGAACATCATTAAACCTAGCCATATTACCCCCAATACTATCATAGAGTACGCCACAATCGCTTCGAAAGTGATAACTAACACTTTCTTTATACTTTCTATACTCCAAATAGTTGTCTTTGCCATCATTTTCTAATAAACTCTTTACCCATTTTTTATCATCTTTTGCGAAATTAGCCACAAAGAAATCAAGTATTTCATCTTCATTATATTGTGTGCTAAGTTTGTGAAAAAAATACCTATCATTCCTAGATGTAAATGTATCCAATTTTGCATTGATTTTGCCGTCATACTTATTATAATCATATGTAGTCGAAGTAAAATGTAGCTTAACGGCCAAGTAAGTTTTATATACTGAAAATCCATCATGCCTTGTCATTTAATTTGTATTCAAAGTTTTGTGTTTCATCATTTATATGTATCTGTTTTGCACCATTACTAATATGAAAATGTGTAGCCATTGGTGTGAGTGGTGATAAAGTTATCAATCTACCAAAATTTAGTTTTTCTGCATATTCTTTTAATTTAATAATTATCTCTCTACCTGCACCTCTTTTCCTAGACCATACAGTATATGCAACAATTATTTCGCCTCGCTGACCGTCTTGATTAGCGGCCTGACTCATATAGTCCATTTCTCTTACAGTAAATGGCACTTCAGGACACATAGCAACACAAACAATAGCCTCAATTTCATCATTATATTTCAGGCCAAATATTTTACGGCCTTGCATAATACGAAAACCAAGGGTCAGCTCAGGTCTTACCGGGTCTTCGGATACATCTATGTCATCTAGTTCGACTAACTCAGTACCCTTAACCCATTTAAAAAAATCTTCAAT